TCTTTTTAGTTGCATCTGATTTATTAACCCTCATCACACCTATAACTATAGGCATTTGTGCATGTTCTCCATCCATAAAGAATCCCATAACAACAGCACCAGGTTGTAATTGACCTGTTGATTCTCCTTGTCCGTCGTTACCTGCTTGTGATGTATGTTGTAGTACTGTTGCCCAAGGTAATGCACTAGAAGGTAAATCTGCTACAGTTCCTCCTTGAAAATTTGTATAGAATCCAAGGATACGAACTTTTACCCTACCAAGTTCCATAGGGTCTTCGTTGTCTTCAACCTCACCAACCCACCAGAAAAAACCGTCTTTACCGACAAAGTTTACTTCTCTTTCGTTAAATATACCATCAATGGTATTCATTTATTTACACAGTCTTTTTATTATTTATCCCTGTAATAGACTTCCTGTTCTCCAAGGTTTTATTAATACTGTTTCCTCTTCCATATGCATACGAATTAAGACCTCTTTCGTCTCAGTCATATGTTCTGAGTAAAAAATTACTGGTTGTTCGTTTAGTGCTGTTCTAGCGTCTCCACTCATGTTGTTTTGTATTTGCTGATACTATTTTATCATGGAACCCTAACAAAACACCAATAATTTTATAATGTTTTCAGGTTTCCTTAATAATATCTAGGATTTTGTCTACTCATGGGTGTGACAAGTACCTCTACTAATAAGTTCAAATCTGCAGAAATCTGTTCATGTGTCTCTGCCATTCTACGGTATCCACTACCGACATACATTTGTCCTGCAAATACTGATACAGTAGCGAGTCCCCAGAACCAATAGTAAAATTTACTTTTCACTTGTGCTCTTAATTTTTGTTTAATTTCCATAATGTTGACGGATTAGGTGTAGGATCTGTGACAGGTGCTGTACAAGCACTAATGCCGAATAAAATGAAACAGGTTAGGAGTACCCCAAACGAGATTTCCTTTATCGTCAAACCCTTGATCCTTTGAAGTAAGTTTGTCACCATAGAGATGTACCTCTGAAATAATACGATTTCCTCTTTCACCGAGGCATTTGGTACTATCTAATTCACCATGCCACGAGTTATCGTAGAATGTAAACATCATATCACATTCTTCATGCCTTGTCAAGTCAAGACGATAGTTCTCCATAATCCCAGTTGTAGAGGACGTTTGCTGCCATTTGTGTTTCTTATGCCGATAGGGATTATGTTCTCCCTCTGCTCTATAAAAGTTTTTTGAAACAAAGAATTCCCCTTCTTTTTCCCATATTATCTCGCATTGAGAAAAACAATGGGGATTACTTTGTGCTTGTTGTCTATTGTGCCAGTGTCCTAAAAGATACTCATCAATCGTCATACACTAAGCATTCTGGTTCATCAGGATGCATATCACAGAATAGTTCTAATGCATTAGGATCGTGATGATCTCCTGCTGCGATCTCTTCTTTATGGTGCTCTACATACTCTTCTAGGTCGTGTAACTCCTCTTTAGCATGTCTGCGAGCAGCAGGGTTTGCTAATGGATCGCTAACGATCTCTTGATCTTTTTTAATGTGGTCTTCTATACTTTTCATAATCGTACCTCGTGATACATAACTATTTATCTTAAAATTGAGTCTTTCATCAATTCTAACTCTGTTCTCATTTTATCCTGTGTCATCGAATGTGTCAAGGTCTTTATCAGGTAACGCCCACTATACTTACGATCAACACTTGTACTTCTTCCATATCCACCACCAGACTTAGCAATACTAGGAATTATAATGTCTATTCCTGAGCCAGGATATAAATCTAAGTTGCCAGGTATAACAATTTTTAAATTAATATGGTTGAGTGTTGCTCTTCTTATGTACCTGTATGCTTGTAGTTCTGCAAGTTGCTCGTAAGATGCTTGAGGATTATTCTGAAACTTAGGGTCAAATGATTGATTGGGTAAACCACAATATCTAATTCTCTTAGGAGTGTGCATATGTTTTCTCATAGTGCTATCCACCTTGCCTAATGGGTTTACAGATTTACCTGCATTCAAATGTGCCATTCTTGGCCAGATGTCTTCAAGATTATAGGTGTATGCTGTACTTGACATATCTTTACTTAATCCCATCTTAGATGATGTAATTGATACAGGATCAAATCCAACACTGTAACCTGAGTATATTCCATGTCTAAGATTTGACATAGATGTTGCTTCATCAGGAAATACTACTGCGTCAATTAAGAATTGATTATCTATAGGACTTTCTGTATTTTTAATATCATGAACGTACTGATACATCTTAACTTCACCTGTAATAGGATTAGTAGTTGCATTATCTCTTTGTTTTTCTATATCCTCAATCATTTTATCATATGACTTGGCATGAAATCCTAGAGAGTTTTCAAAGAATACAAAACCATTTTGTAAACTACCACCTTTCTGTGATTTACGAATAGTTCTTAATAAAACCCAAGGTATAACATCAAATGGTCTCCAATTAGGTGCAATGAATGAATGTTCATTTAGTGTATCTTCAGTAAAAAGTTTTTTACTGGATCCTAGATAATTTTTATCTTTTACTAATGTCTCAATAATATTCTCTGCCTTAGCTTCATTATTAAATATTACTTCTGAATTACCAAAAACATTTATAGATTCATTTTTAATAAACTCATCACTATAACATCTAATAAAATAGACTTCATTAGTTTGTCCTGCTCTTATTCTATCATATATTCCGTATGATCTAAAGTAATAGGTTTTATCTACTGGAAAACTTTGTATCTCTAATTTAAAAATTTCAGTTCCTGTCATAGAACCCATTAAACCTGCTGCATCTTCAAATATAAACTCAGCTTCCATTGTATGTAATTCTATAGATTCATAGATCTCCCAACCTCTACAAAAAGTTATTAAGTTAAATGCACCTTCTTTGTTTTCTAATCTTTTATCATCTCTATACATGCTAAGACGATATTGTGCCTCACCAGGTCTGGATATTTGTATGGAACTTTTTCTTATTGTACTTTGCATAATTTAACCCATTACAGATTGGTTTTGGTTTATTCTACTTTGCATACCACTACCTCTTTTATTTTGAGTTCTTACTCTTGCTGCCATTGATTTAGCACTTTTTTGCATCTGAAGAACTTTTTGGTTTTCAGACGCAACCATTGCTTGAACTCCACTATTATGTGCTTGAACTGCTGCTAATGCTGCTTGAATAGTCGCTTGAATCTTATCATTCATTGCACTGGTAGCATGCTGCCTATCCTTTGATGCTTTTTTATTGTAATAATCTTTTGATCTTTCATTAGCATCAGCATTGTTAGGACTACCACTAGCAGTGCTTACAGGAGAGTTATTCTTCTGTGCTTTACTTATTAAAGTATCATCCTTCTTACCTGTAAATGCAGTTCCTTTTTGAGCTTCATACTGAGCTTTCTTTTTCTGAGTAACTTCACTATCAGTAACACCTGCATTTTTCTTAGTATAGAAATCTGTAGCAGACTTGCCATCATCTTTAGTATATAAACTATTACCCATCTTAAATGTTTCTGAGAATGAAAAATCATCATCATTATTAAATAAAGGAGTTTTTGAAAATACATCACCATCAATTAAATTCATATAATTCATTGCTTGATCTTCATTTGCACCTTTCTTATACAAGAAGTTAGTTAGACCCTGATTATCCTGTGCTAATGAGAAAGCATCCATACCTTTCTGCATGTCACTAGATTTCATGTAAGCATCACTAATTTTATTATCATCAGAATTCAGTAAATCCATAAAGAAATTACCACCAAAATCAGATTTAGAAGCACCATCATCTTTTGCTTTTGCTTGATTGAGTACCTTTCTAATGTTTAATGCAGCACCTCCTGTTGATCCATCACTACCTTCTAGTGCCTTCTTCATTATAGATCTTTGACTATTTGCTACTGCCTGTTGTGAACCTACACCAGTATCCTCAGGTGTTTTAGCAGCAACACCTACACCAATAGAATCTGGATATCCATATTTGCTAGGTCCTTTCTTTTCTTTCTGACCTGCAAACCACATACCCCACTTATCATATACAACTTGTACAATCTTAGATGTGTCCATTTGACCTTTTAAGAAATCAGCGAGGTTTCTTAATCTTGCACCAAAATCACCTGGTCTATAATCTGCAATATTTAATCCTAATCCTTGAGAGTGGAAAGGTCCTCCACCTACAGGTTGTCTTCCACCTGCATCATATCCTTTTTCATTAGCTTTATTTTCTTTCTTAAACTTATTATTTCTAAAATTAGGATGACCATATACTGTCATTCCTCTACTTAACATTTGTTTACCAAGAATCTTGGCAGCTTTTGGACCTCCATCTGGATCGGTAATACCCATTCCACCAGAGTAACCAGGATGATTAGCAGCATCTGCGATACGACCTGTACCTGCCTTTGCTGACATAGCACCACTCAACATCTTTCCTACATCACCTGCAGTACCATTAAAGAAGGAATTCATAAAGTTTCCAACTGTGGCACCAGTCTTACCACCTATTAATCCTGCAAGTTGATTACCATATTGCCCTGCTATATCTCTAAATTTGGATGCCCAGTTTCCATCTCCTTTTAAGATATCACCGATACCTAAAGCACTATTAATCCAACCACCTGCTTTAGATCCACCTAAGAAGTTACCTGCAACACCACCAATACCTTTTATAATATCCCAACCAGTTGCCTTACCACCTTCTCCACTACCACCACCTTGGAATATACCCATGATATTACCAATAGCACTACCAGCTCTTTCATTACCAAATAACCCACCGATCATTTGAGCACCGCTTGTCTGACCATCACCCTTGGTTAAGAAATTACCAATCTGACCCCATAAACCAGGTTTTTTAGTTGGTGACTGAGTCTGTGCACCATCACTTGGCCAACCACTACCATGAGTACCTATTCCAAATCCACCATCTCTACCAGTTCCTCTATTACCACCACCCCAAGTTTTTCCTGATAGTAAGTTTCCTGTACCCTTAAACAAACCACCTAAGAACATCTCAGGAGCATTTGGCATACCCATCATATTTGCAGCTGCTTTATTATAATCTGTCAAATATGGGTTTGCTCTTGTTGCAGCATTATTAATAGGTATTACATATCCACCACCCTTTTTATCACTTACAACCTGCTCAGTACCATGACCAATAAATGATGTAGATTTACCTCCGTCCATTGAAACTGGATAACCAGTCTCAGGACCTCTAATCATACCACCATATTTGCTTATACTTCTTCCTGTATTATATTGTTTACCTACAGGTCCTCCATACTTCCTTTCTGGTACCTCTTCTTCTCCTTCTTCTCCTGCCTCAGCATCACCACCCATCAACAGGGAACCTGCAGCAACTACACCACCAACTACTGCTGCACCTTTCAGTATTCCTGGTCCTCTACTTAAAAATTTTGTACCTGCAACTCCTTTTCCATATTTAAGTGATTTTAACCCTTTTCTTGCTCTTAGTGCATTTCTAAAATTAAATAGTGCGACATTAAAACCTTTGAAGATCCTACCGATCTCCTTCATAGTTTTAGCTATTCTAAGAGGATTTAACCATTTAAGTCCTACAATTATAGCACCAAACGCAACTATACCCTTGGCAAACAAAAGTACTCTTTGCCAAGTGCTCATATTTTCACCACCCTTCAATGCTTTTGCAAGACTATTGATACCCATAACAAAAGCACCACCAATAAACTTACTGATTGCTTTGAATACTCCGTATATTACCTTAAACGTGTTTACTATCGTCTGTTGATTTTTCTTATCTGCTAACCATTTCAATATAGGTATTCCAACCAACATTTTGAAGAGAGCACCAAGCATCATTAGTAGACCTTTTAAGAAATTAGGAGCTTTAAATGCTTCTAATAACTTTCCTGCAAATGTAAATTTCCTCTTTTTAGGTGTCGTATAGTCTGGTTCAAATGTTTTTTTCTTTGCTAGTGCTTTAGCACGTGCTAGTTCTATTTTTTCTATTTTAATAAGACTTGCTGATATACCATTAATTACTCCACCAAGTTGGTTTACTGCCTCAATTTGTTTTGTTTGTATCTTTACTAATTCCTTATCTTCTTTCTTTGCATCACTAGCTGCAGCTATCCCTGTTGTAGAGACAAACTTATAGAGATTAATTTTGCTTGGAGAGACGTTCATACTTAATATTTAGTTGCCAATAGGGACTGCTTTATGAATAGGAACTATTTTCTCAATAACTACAGGCATAGGAATAAACTCTAACTGATTTTGCATTGCATATGCTTTTGATTGTTGAGATTGTTTAGTGCTTAGTAAATTATTACGTGCGTTTTTACCCTTTGATGTAAACACACCAAGTGCCTCAGGTAAAACACCTAACTCAGGTGCCATTTCTCGGAGACCATCCATAACAGCATTGACTCCACCACCTTGTATCATACCAGTCACTGTCTTAAATATACTACCAAATCCCATATTATTGGCTATATCACCAAACAAACTCATTGGAGAGAATCCCCCACCATCTAAACCTGTCACTCCAAATGATCCTAATATACCACCTAGACCAGGTATTCCACTTATAATACCTCCTATCGAAGGGAATTTATTCATAAATCCACCAATACCACCCAAGAAGTTTTGGAATCCTTGAGGTAAGAAACTGGTAAGACTACCCAAAGCACCCTGCATACCACC